CTAAAAGGGACGCTGAAAATTTTAAGCCTGGTGATATTAATATCGATAATATATCACTTGTTAGCGCGGATGGTAAAAGAGCGCATGATATCATGCCTTATGTTACCGAAATTCATATCTATGAAAATATAGTGTACCCGTCTATGTTCTGCGAAATTACAATAGCAGATAGTATTCGTCTCTATGAGGATTTTCCTTTAACTACTAATGAATTCATAACATTAGCTATACAGACTCCTGGACGCGATAAGAATGAGTATAGATTCGCTATTAATCGCATTGGAGATAAAGTTACACAGCAAAATAATAAGATCGTTACGTATACGCTACAGTTAGTTAGTACGGAGTTGAAAGCTTCGTCTGCAAGCCCTATCATAAAGCAGTTCAAGGGTACAATTAGCGACTTTGTTAGGTCTATTCTAACAGAAGATTTAGGCACAAGGAAGAAAATCAATATTGAGCCGTCAACAGGCATAATCGATAAGACAACTGGTGTTCGTTTTCCGTTTGCGTTGATACATGAGCATGCTATGGATGCGGATAATAGACGCGATAATAATGGTGTATATGTCTTTTTTGAAAATAAGCACGGCTATAATTTAGTTACGTATGAAAAGCTCATAAAGGACGGTAAGAAAGAGCTGAGATTCGGGTCGGATAAGCGCTTTGAATTTACTCCTATTCGTAATGCTGATGCAAGTGATGTTAAGTTTAGAAATATTCTTGCTTATAATCAATCTAAGTTCTGTGATGCTATTGATATAGTATCAGGTGGCGGGTTAAATGTAACAGCTACACCTTGGACACCAGCAACAGGTTTTGGTGAAATAGCGCGCTTTCGCGAATCGCAGGAAGGTGCATCGCAACCTACTACAGATACAAACGGTACTGCTCTAGTAGGTACAGATTTTATTCGTCAGTATGAGCGTAATAGCGTTGTCAACATGTTGATAGCTGTTAACACAGAGACCAGACCTAATTCTAATATTGCAGAGGTTCTTGTCAAGCGTGAAAATTTCCTACGCAAGCTGCAGCAGATCGAAGCACAGATATTCATTTACGGTGATACAAATCTAGCTGTAGGTGATCTCGTCGAATGTTCATTCCCTACCTCTTCGGATGCTGAAAACGACCCTGGAGAGACTCGCCTAGATAGTGGTAACTATTTAATAACACACCTCCGTCATAT